ACCTATGGCAAATGGCTTGAACTGCGGCACGGGGGGCGGTACGCGATTGTGATGCGGACGCTGGAAAACACCTACGCGCCGCTGTGGAGCAGCGTGCGGGGGCTGGTGGAATGACGACGTTGTATGCGGCGGTGCGGACGGCGTTGAGCGGGGATGGGGCGCTCGCGGCGCTGGCAACGGGCGGCGTTCACGACCACGTGACGGTCGGGCGCAAGGGGTTAACGCGCGAGACGCTGATGACGAGTGGGCAGGTGGCGATCCGGCCGGGGGTTTACCTGAACTGGACGACGGATAATCCGTGGGGCGACCATGACGCGACCCTGAAGGCCGCGCGGGCGTTCGTGGAGGTCTTTTTTTACGAGGACGCGGGGTATGCGACGATCAAAGCGATGCGCGAGCGGGTGAAGGCGCTGCTGCGCTACAACCCAGTGACGTATGACGAGCCTGGCGGTGAGTTCTGCCACGATATACTGTGGCGTGGCGACCTGACCGGCATGTTCGACGACGCGCTGGACGTGTGCATGGAGCGGTCGCGCTATGAAGTGATCCTCACGAGGTCGGTGTAGAGTGCTGAGTTTTAGACGGTGGTACAGGGTGGAGAGCGCGATAGTTTATGCGCTGGACCGCTCAGAAGAAGACTGGGGGTTCGGCGTGAACGTGCCGAATTTGCAGGCCATCAAGTTTGATCCGCTGATGGACAACGACGAGCTGCGCATCTTCGGCAGCCTGGAGCATCTGCTCTCAGTGCTGACAGCAGTAGACGTGACGCTCGATCTGGGGGGGATCGACGCGACGAGCGAGCCGATCATCACCGGATTTTCAGCGACGACGAGCGGATCGGGGGCGGGCGAGCAGCGAACGACACGACAGTTGGGGGCGGCATTGGCCGGGTATTTTGCGCTTCAGGCGCAGATTGTGGCGGATGACGGGGGCGACGCGCATTTGATGCTGCCGTGCATGATGCTTTCGCAGTTGATTCCGGTAGAGATCGCGAAGACGAACCAGTTCATGGTGGAAAACGTGAAGGCGCGGGCGGTGCGGCTGGTGCTGGCGGATGGGACGCAGCACGCGGTCATGGAATGGCGCGAACATGCAGCGGCGGCGACGATTGAGACGGCGTTCCCGCTGACGGATTTCTGGTTATTGGACGGCAGCTATGACATCGGCGATGCCGGGCTGCTGATCGGCGGCAAAAGACCATAATATGGAGGATGAGAGATGCTGAGTTTTAGACGGTGGTACGGGGTACGGGCGGCGTATGTGCACAGTTGGACCGCCAGCACTGAAGCGTGGGGGAGCGGTGTGGCGGTGCCGAATTTACAGGGGATCAAGATCACGCCCACCATGGACAACGACGAGATGCGCGGGTTCGGCAGCCTGGAACATCTGCTGGCCGTGCTGGTGGGCGCGGAAGTCGAACTGGACTTCGGCGGGATCGACAAGGATACCGAAGTGGTGATGACGGGGTTTGCGTCTTCGTCCAGCGGATCAGGGGCGAGCGAGCAGCGCTCCACACGCTATGAGGGGGCAGATAATCTGCCTTATTTTGCGTATCAGGTGCAGATCATAGCCGATGACGAGGGCGACGGGCATATTTTGCTGCCCAGAATGAAACTGGACAGCCTGCTGCCGCTGGAGATCGCGAAAGAAAATAAATTTGCGATGCCGAATGTGAAGGCCAAGGCGGTACGGCTGCGCAAGGCGGACAATTCGCTGTATCCGGTTTTTGATTTCATCGAGCACGCGACGGTGACGGCGTTGAGCAGCACGTTCACGATGGCGGCGCTGAGTTAATCTGCCTCACCCACCTCACCCCCGGCCCCTCTCCATTCATTGGAGAGGGGAGAAAAGCGGACGCCCTGTAGGGCGTCCCTACGGTGGAATGGGCGGGAACGGACGCCATAGGGCGTCCCTACGGAGAATTCTATGAGCAAGAGTAATGGGAACGACGGCGGATATGATCCGACGAGCGTGGCGGCGTGGCGCGAGCAGACGCTGACGACCATCCAACTGACGGATAAACTGGCGGTGCAGGTGCGGATGGCGGATGTATTGATGCTGCTGGGCGATGTGAATCCGCTGCTGCAGGCGCTGCAGAAGATGCAGGGCGCGGAAGGCGACGGGATGAAGGTGTTACAGGAACCGGACGCGCTGAATAAGCTGACAGCCTCGCTGAACGATCTGCTGGTGAAGGTGATGGTCTCGCCGCCGCTGGTGGAGCAGGGACACGACCCGGAGGAGGCGATCAGCCTGGCGCACATCCCGCTGGACTACAAGATCGAGATTTTCAGCGCGTTGATCGGCGGGGGCGATCTGCTGGAGAAGATGCAGTCCTTTCGTGACGGACCGGTATCGGGTGTGGTTGCTGGACGAAAAGGCGCGGCGGTATCACCAGAGACCCGCGGCGCTGCTGATGATTGAGGCCGCGCCGCTGCTGGCGCTGTGGCTGGACGACGCGGCGGCGTGGTTCGGCAAGTGGGTTGAGGCGCGGCTGAGCGAAAAGGATGAGCACGGCCGGCCGCTGTACGAACTGGATGGTCTGCTGGGCGTGCGGCAGTACGCGACGTATAAACGGGAGTGACCTCAACCCCAACCCCTCTCCCACCTCACCCCCGGCCCCTCTCCATGAGGAGAGGGGAGAACGGACGCCCAAAAGGGGCGTCCCTACAGTGGATGTGGCAGCGCCGGGCAGAGGTGCGAATTTATGAAGCGTCTCCAAAAGGGGGCGTTTTTGATTTGGCCGTTAGGGGTGGGGGCGAATTTGTAGGATGGAGGGTGAGAGCGAGCAGAATCATGACGGGGTAAGGCGTGACGTTTGACAGCGCGGGTGCGGTCAATTTAGGGTCGGCGTATGGGACGATCATCGCCGATCTGAGCGGCGTGCAGCGTGACCTGGACGGGCAGATCAGCCGGATGGAGACGGGGCTGGCGGCGTCATTGGGGCGGCTGGGCGACCGCTTTACGGCGGCGGGGCGGCAGTGGTCGCTGGCGCTGGCGCCGGTGACGGGGTTCGTGATCGGCGGGGTGGCGGCGTTTGCGCGCTTCGATGACATTCTGACCGAGATCGCGGCGCGGACGGGAGCGACGGCGGACGAGATGCAGCGCGTGCGCGACACGGCGCTGCTGATGGGGCAGAACACGGCCTTCAGCGCGTCGCAGGCGGCGGACGCCATGCTGCAACTGCTGTCCTCTGGCTACAACCTCGACCAGACGTTCCAGGCATTACAACCGACGCTCGACCTGGCGGCGGCCGGCCAGCTTGACCTGGGGTATGCGGCCGACGCGGTGACCGACATCCTGGCGCAGTACAAACTGGGGGCGGACTCAGCAGCGGTGGTGACTAATGCCCTGGCAAAAGCATCGGGGGCATCGTCGGCGACAGTGACGGATCTGATCGCGGCGTTTGCCAACGTGGGGCCAATTGCCAGCAACTTCGGCCTGAGCGTGGACGAGACAGCAGCTACCCTGGCGGTCTTTGCCGAAAACGGCATTAAAGGCAGCGAGGCGGGCACGCAGTTGAAGTCGATGCTGACGCAGATGGCACGCAACACGCCGGAAGTCACCTCCATGTGGAACGAACTGGGCATCAGCATGTATGACGCCCAGGGCGCGATGCGACCCCTGGACAGCATCATCACTGACCTGGCGGACGCGACGGCGGGACTCTCCGACAAAGAGCGCAATCAGGTGATTCAGACGCTGGCCGGAAGCTATGGTCAGGTCGGGTTGTCGGCATTATTGGCATCCTATGGCATCGGCGACATGCAGGAGGCGATGGAGGACGCCGCAACAGCGGAAGAATTGGCCGCGGCGCGGATGGAGTCGTTGAAGGGGAAGTTCAGTCAGTTAAAATCGTCAGTGGAGACGCTGGCGATCAACGCGCTGGGGCCGATGATTGACCGCTATCTGGCCCCGCTGGTGACTAAAATCACGGAAGTCCTTAACCAGGTCAACGGGTGGGCGGCGGCGCATCCGGACCTGATGGCAAAGATCGGGCTGGTGCTGGGCGCGCTGGCGGTGCTGGGACCGACGCTGATCGCCATCGGAGGGGTCATCAACCTGGTGGCCCTCATCGTGGGCACGCTGGGGGCGGCCTTCGCGCTGCTGGTCAGCCCGATTGGGATCGCAATGCTGGCCGGGGCAGCGCTGGTGGCGGCCTACGTGAACAACTTCATGGGACTGCGGGACTTCATCGACAACCAGGTGCGCCCCCGGCTGGAGTCGTTCATCGAATGGCTGGGAACGATCAAGGATACGCTCGCGCCGAAGCTGGCAGCGCTGGTAGAGAGCATCAAGGCGAAGCTGGGGGACATTCCCGGCACGGCGGAAGCGGTCAAAAACGACATTAACACGGCGCTGGGCGAGATTGGCGCGGGCGCGCAGGCGAAACTGGACGCGCTGGTGCTGGCGGTCAAGACCAAGCTGAACGAGATCGTCACGGCGGCCAGGACGGTCAAAATCGACCTACTCACCGCATTGGGTGGCATGTGGGACAGCGCGAAGACGACGGCGGAGACGAAGCTGACGGCGCTGGAAACAACGGTGCGGACCAAGTTCGCCGCGCTGGTAACAGCGGCGGAGTCAATCAAGGCCGACCTCAACACGGCGCTGGGCGCGGCATGGGACGGCGCGAAGACGACAGCGGAGAGGAAGCTGACGGTCTTCGTGTCGACAGTGAAAACGCAGTTCGATGACCTGTTGACCTCGACGACAACGGTCAAGGATGCGTCAATGCGGAACATCTCTGATCTGGCAGGCACAGTGGGGCAGATCGGGGGAGTGATCGGGCTGCTCTTCCCGCCGCTGGGGGCGGCTATCGTCTCCGCGTCGCTGGTGACGCGGGCGTATGCTTCTAACTTCTTGGGACTGCGCGACACACTGGAAAACGAGGTCAAACCACGACTCGACACGTTCTTCGAGTTTTTGCGCGGGATCGACCTGGTGGCAGAGTTTGAGACGTGGAAGGAAGCGTTCACGAGTTGGGCGGGGGATATTGACCTGGCGGGAGCGCTGAATACAATCTCGTTCGGCGTGACGAGCTTCATCCTGAACACGGGCACGGACATCGCGGTGAAGCTGCTGACGTGGGCGACGAAATTTGTGCAGTGGATTGGCCCCGCGATCCGCGACATTCTGCCGAAGCTGGGCGAATATCTGGGGACGATTACCGGATGGATCCTGGTGACGGGTATTCCGGGATTGGTAGCCGGGATGGTAGGGATGGCGGCGGCGTTCCTTCAGTGGATTGCCAATGATGCAATTCCCAACCTGGGGCCAGAGCTGCTGGATTTCCTGGTGGCGTTCGGGACGTTCGTGGTGCGTGACCTG